GACTTCTCTAGCTGCGGAGCCAGACGGCTCATAATTGCGTTTTGGCCCGTCATTCCTGCGCTGACCGGCATCGCTGCAACGTTGCTTGTGTTTAGACCGCCGCTTGCGAATCCGTATTGCCCAGCACTCGGGCCGCCTGCAAATCCGTATTGCCCAGCACTCGGACCACCGCTCGAAATTCCGTACTGCCCCGCTTGCGGTCCTGCGTTTACGCCTTGCGCGTTGACGTTCGCTCCAGCCATACCGTACCGCGAAAGCTCAGGCGCTTGCGAAATCTGCCCCGCGTTGACGTTCCCGCTGGCTTGTCCATATCTGCTCAAATCCGGCGCTTGGGAAATCTGCCCAGCATTGCCGAGGTTTGTCTGAAGTCCCGCGAGGTTTGGATTAAAGCCAGTTCCGAGCACTTTGCTAACAGTCCCTAGCCCTTGCTCACCTAGCCCTGCTAGAGCGCGTTGGACGCGTTGTTGAGCGTCTAGCGTGGCTTGAGCTTGCGGGGTCAGGGTTTGCGTAATCGTTGGCTGGTCGCCGCCTTCGCGTGAAATGCCATATGTTCCTTGGTCTTTCATCCATGTATCGACGGATGACGGATCTAAGCTGTTTTGCGTGGCATAGGTTCCCAGCGCCCCACGAAGCCCAGCTTCGTCTGCGTAAGAACCGCCGTTCCATTTATAAGCGCCGTTGTCGCCGCCATACGTTACAGTCTGGCTCCCGAGCGGGCCGATTATGTTGGGATTGTTCATCCGCCCCTGAAGTCGGGCAGTCTCAACGTTCGCCGCACCTTGGGCCGTTGCCGCTCCAGCGTAGTCAGGCGCAGCGGGCGGGCTGGGTGAGTCTTTTCCCATATCGATCTCCTGTGTACCGGCACGAATCCCGCGCCAGCGTCAAAAATACAATGTCACCGTCCGGGCGACCGTCTTTGATTCTGCCTTCTTCGACAAAACCCATCTTTTTTACTAGCCGCAAGCTCTCGTCGTTGTCGCTTCCGACAGGCACGATAATCTTGTCCACTTGGCACACGTTGAACGGGTAATCAAATATCGCCGCCAGGTACTTTGGCGTTAATCTGCCTTCAACCGCTATGTGACACCAGATGCTCTTGTGGTTCCAGTTCTCGTAAATCACACCAGCAACAAGCTCTTCATTACGCTCAAGTCCGATTGCGGTAGATCGGCCCTCAAAATACCCACCACGCACCCGCTTTGCGACCCAATGGCCCACGCCCGTCCGAGTGGTTATATTCCAGCCCATCCGCTTTGATAGACAATGTCCGTTGAGGCCCACTCTATATGCAAGCCTTGAGAACTGCTCTTTAGCTGAATCCCGCCGCAATAGCCCAATCCTGTAATGCCTTGCCAGTTGTTTGTGATTTGCAGCCCAGTACCCCAGATGGACGAATCCCAAAGAGATGTGTCCCAGATCGCTACAGGACTGGGAGAAAACGACAGCGTTGCGGTTGTGTCTGCAAGGTCGAAATCGACGTTCATTCCGACCGCAACCGAGGGAAGACCGTCCGTAAACAGGCTAGGCCGCGCTCTTGTAAAGTATTTCTTTACACCTCGAGACTCAAAGTAATTGAACGCTTGCAACGCAACGGTCGTAATGTTGTTTGTGTCGTCGATATACTCGCTATCCCAAGCCTTTCCGACAAAGCCGTTGCCGCCAAAGTAAGGATCGTCGTTGAACGTTTCCCATACGTTTGCGTTCCAGCCGGTAAAGTTGCACCAGTTTTTTGTGATGTTGTTCATCACATATTGCTCTTGGCTCGCGCCTTCTTGGACGGGGACGTTGATCCAGAGCGCGTTATTCTTGGATGAATAGAGAATTTCCCACCCGAAATTACTTCCGTAAGTTGTCACCGCAGTCGTAATCGCACCTTGTATTTTGTTCGATAGCGCGATCCGAGGATCTAGGCGAGAGGACTGCAATGATCCCGCCAGGGGAACTAAGCCGTCCAAGGTGATAATCAGCAGATCGCCGCCGTATTTCATCATGCAGCGATTTCCAACGGGAGAACCTAGCTTCCAAACACCGATTAACGCCCAAGTGCTTGCGCTGGAGGGGTCTGTGCCGCTGTACACGATAGCTTCGCCGTTGCTGGTGATGAACACTAGGTTATCGTCCACGCCATATCCAGCGTCGAGCGTCCATGTGTCGAGGTCTACAAGCGTCCCGCCGTACTTGGCAATGGCGCTCAGATCCAGCACCTGCGCCGCCCCGCCCACCGCGTTTACGGGCAGATACCAAGCCTTCAGAGTGTTTTTTTGAATGAACCAGACGCGGCTCTTGTGCAGCGCAATATTAGAGAGGGTCGTTGTCGTAACGCCCGTAATCGCAATTGCAGATATTGCGGTGATGCTTTCCCAAGTCGAATTATCGTAAAGCAGCGGAGCATCAACCCCGTTTACGCAGTACAGATAGCTTCCCCCGGCGGTGGTGACGTTTATGTGTTCCCAACGTGAGTTAGTTAGTCCTGTCTTTACCGCAGCGCCCACGACCCCTGTAGACGTAACGTCATAGATTTTTCCTCCCGCCCAAGCAAACAATTTATCCGCCGCGCCGCTTGAGTAATTAATAAGCGATTCGACCTGCCCCGTAATTCCCGTCACCCATTGGATATACCCACCGCGCAAAACAACGTTGCTCACGCTGGGGAAGAAATTAGTCAGTTGAACCGCGTCCAGAGGGTCCATGTTCGCAATCGAATCCCGCGCATTCCAGCCTCCAACGGGCGCGGGAACAGACGCAACCCTAGCGGCGGTTCCCTGAACGAGATTACGGGCCATCAGTTCGCTCCGTAACCGGAATCGGGAATGTTGTCGTAGCCGATCAACACACTACCCGGACGCGGCGCGAAGCTCAGGTTTGCAGACGACATATCCAGCGCCATTGCTGCTTCGAGTTCGTAGGCGAAATTCCTAAACATTGCAGTCGTGTCAAAGCCTTTCGCCTCAAAATACTTTAGCTTCGTCATGAGAACCATTAGGCGCGAAGGATAGATACAGGTATCCGTGTCCACCGTGAAGCTCGTTTTCACCGCACCCGCTGCGCTCAACGCCCAGCCGTTCGACCTGTACTCAAAGCCCAGACATTCGGCATTAGAGAAACCGGGCCAGATTTGAAAATACGCCCCAAGCAAGCGCCAGCGAATTCTAGGACCTGTAGAGATGTAGCCAGAGAGCAGCCATTCCCATTGCTGGGCGCTTTCAGGGCCGAGCATTTCCCAATGCTTGGATTTGTCCCACATCGTGCGAGGAACGAGGCTTTCGTAATCGCTGGGCAGGTCGTACTTCATCTTCTGGAAGTACGCCGTAGCAGCCGTTCCAGCGGAAGCGAAGTCTTGATTGACCGTTACCTGCGTTGCAGAATCAATCGAGGCTATGAACGTGTTCTGGTTGATCCCAGTCCCGATGACTTGATAAGTTGTGTCCAGCCCTACGGTGCTTGGGATTCCGGTAATCGTGCGGGCTGCGGTCGTCCACGTTCCTGTCGTGGTTAGGTACTCGGTGTAAAAGATTTTCTGCTTTGTAAGCTCGCGCCAGTCAGCTTTGCGCAGCAATTCATAGCCGCAAGCGTTCATAAGCGCAAGGATCTGCACAACGTCCTGGTTGGTATTACCGGCGACAGAGGCGGGAGTCGATACCCCGAGTTCGTTCGTTACCTGCTGCACCAACTGGAGCATCGTGCTCGACATAGCTAAACCTCTTTTTTAGGTCGTCCCGGCTTGCGTTTTTCTGCCAGCAGTTCTGCCATCTGTTCTTTAAGTTCTTCCAGTTCTGTGCGAGTTTTCGCCAGTTCTGAGGAACTCTCGCTCTGGTTCTTGTTCAGCAAATACGCTCGGGCTTTATCCCGCAAACCAGTAGCGCCCATGCCAACACGCTGAAGCTGCGCGTCCGAGGCCGTGGCAACTTGCTCTACAGTCTGAAACTTCAGGATTTGCAGTTCTGCCATCTGGTAATCGGTAAACTCTACCGGCTGATCCTTGCACCATTCCTGCAACGGAGTGCCAATCGCTTGCGGCGCACCTTGCATCTGGAAATGCAGCCATTGCCGCGGAAACCTCGCTTTGTGGTCATCCCTGACGGGTTGATCTACAACGTTCGTCTTGTCACCGGGGACGATAATCCGCACAAAAGGACGATCTTTGTACGGGTCTTTGTCGTAGGTGTAGAACTCAACGTGCAAGTGCTGGTCTCCGTTACCGATATCACTATCAAGCATTTTTATCTCCTGTGGGGAAATTAAGCACCAGCAATCGAAACCCAAGTGGTTGCGGAAGTGGCGACAAACAGAACGCGAGTCGTTGCTGTAACCGAAAGGCTGGTGGCTCCAGCGTTAATCGTCGAAGACGTATTGAACGGATAAACGGCTACGGTCGAAGCGCCGCCGTTGTAAACCACAACCATCGCGCCCGCTTCAGTCGGCGGCAGTTTTACGCCAGTCGATGCAGCAGCAGTACCGATTGAGTTGTAGCAGGCCGACAGTTGCAGCGCATCGCTTGCAGCCGAACCGGTTGCCGTGAGGCCCGTTGCGCCATCACCGCAGATGCTGATGGTTGACAGCGGGGAGTTGCCGGACGAGAGAACACGCGAAGGGATAGCCATTTTTTAAATCCTTTGTGTTAGTGGAATGGACATGGCTTTCGCCATTGCATAAAGCAAACCTGAACCGCAGACCTCGATTACCACATCTTCCTGCGCGAATTCTCGCGCAATGTTCTGGAAGTCTTTCACTTGCTGGCACATCCACGGTGCAGCCTTGTATTTCTGTTCGTGGATCGAAGCCGTGATGATTGTTTCGCCATCGTTCGACTCTTGCTTGTAAACGTGGTGCTGGTCTTCTGAGTAGCTAGAGTCCATGCCAAACAGGTAAATGCGCTTATAACCTTTCAGCTTCGCAAGAACCATCGCCAGCATCCCGACAGTCGTTAAACCGCCCATAAGATGCACAGGACGCTCTTTCTCGTCCTCAAGGTACTCGTAGACTCCTTCAGTTTGAACGTGTACCAGATCGACGTTGAAACCCTCCAGAGCGTCGAATATGCAAGGATCACATTGGCTGGCAATGTAGAACTGCGTCTGCGGCTTGGGATTCTTCACGAACCGCACGTTTTCCGGTCGTGCATCCAGCATGACATGACCGTTTGGGACGATTCCTTTTTCCAGCAGCCAATCGTATGAGCCGTTGACGCTCCAGACTTGAGCGCCGTTCTCAAACCGCGCCGCCAATTGCGGGAACGATTCGCTAAGACTCGGCCCACCTCCAACGATGCAGATGCTTTCCTCGTTCGACTTCTCATCAAAATCAAACCAAGAAAGCTGCCTTTTACAAGACAGCTTTACGTTCCCCAGCATTACGCTGGGGGCCGTATTTCCAACAACATCCAGAACTGCTTCGACCATATTAAGTAATCTGGCCTTGCAGATGAGGACGGTTCAGCGTCACCGTGACCGTTGAAACAGTTGCAGCAATCGTTGCAAGGTTTGCCGAACGTGCTCCAAGAATCTGAAGACCCGCAGAGGCAAGAACCTTGACGCGACCAGCAGTAGCAGACAGGAACAGCGTCACCTGCGGGGTCACCGCAACTGCCGTTTTCTTGACCACCGCGTTGCCTTCGATCTGATACCAGCCGAACGTGCCAGCGAGGTTAGCAGACATGGCAACAGCGACCGGACAGGCTTGGTTGCCGGTGTTCGGAACCAGAACCGTCTGATAGGTCGTTGCGTTGTACGACACCAGCGAACCGACAACCGTTGAAGCCACCCCGACGAGCAGGATGAATTCGCCTTCGCCGTAAGTCGGATCGTCAGCACGAACGATCTTCCCGAGGACGTTTGGCGGTGACGGGATAACTGTAGCCGAGCCGGACGAAACGCCGCCCGGAGAGGTCACACCCGTGTCGATGGTGGCGATCTGAAGCAGACCGGCTTGGTTTTCAATGATAGTAAAAGCCATTTTGCTTCTCCTTTAAGCGATCAAAACGCCGCAAAATTGCGGGCCGGAGGACGTAAGATTGCCCGCCCATCCGATCAATTTCACAATTGCGTCTTGGTTAACGGCTTGCCGTTCGCCGCCAATCGGTACGAAATTCCTATCAACGTGGGGCCGGAACATCATGTACTTCGTGTTCAGGAACCACATATGCGAGGCAGTTGCAGCCGAACCGATACCGCCGTCCAGCACCACATCCGATGCCATGCCCGCGCCGTAGTATTTCAGCGAAGCAAAACCAGCACCCGCAGACGAGTTGCCCGAGTCAGAGATACGCTGAATCGACTGAAGCGATTGCAGATACAGACGGTAGTAAATGTTATCCGCCACGATCAGATCGGGTTTGTCGGTTCCGCGAATCAACTGAACAGCCAACGAATCCATGTACTGCTGGATGTTGGAGGCTGAAGTAGCCGAGCCGCCGTTCGTCACGCCCGAATAAGCAACCGACTGCCAGAACGAGTAAGTGGCGCGGTTGATGCCGCCATACGTCCCAGAGGTCGGAGCATCCGGCACAGCCGCGCCGAGGCCCGTGATGTTCTTGCCGCTGTTGCCGGTTCCGTCCAGATAGATATCCGACCCGATACGGTTAGCGAGCTGCGCTTCAGCCACGTTCATACGACCGTCGAGCAGATCGATAATCGCTTCTTTGCCGCTGTTCTGGATCATCTCCAAGCCGCTGATTGAGACTGCCGCAGCGTACTGGGTGATGCCGAACTGAGCAGCCGAAATTGGGCTGTTTTGCGACACGTTTAGCACTTCGTAACCCGAGTAAGAGTTCGTGTTATTCGTTGTGCTGTCGTTGTACATGATCTCCTGGAGGATGACGTTACCGCCGGAAAACGTTTTCACGTTTCCGCGTTCCTTCAGCCTACGCAAGAGCGCGTTGTTGTTTGTTACGTTATCCGCAAGCTCACCCGAGCGACTTTGAATGTTGGTCGCAATGATGTCACTAACGGAACTGTTGGCGAATGCCATGTTTTAGCTCCTTGAAAGTGGTTAGAGTCGTTCGCTGAGGTTTTCAAACTGCTCTGCCAGCAACGCCCGACGATCTTGCGCTTTGGATTGAGTAGCCGCTCCGGGTGTGGAGCCTCTGACGCTCACCGCTGCCGCCCTTGCTGCTTTCGCAACCCTATCGGCTCCGGCTCTTTTTGTTTGTTCAGCTTGGGCTTGTTTGCCCGCGTGAACAGTCTCAAAAAGTCCCGGATCTAGGCGCACCGCTTTGTCGTAAGCATCTTGCAAATCGGTCGCAACGCCGCTCTGTAGGAGCTGGATCATCACAGGCCGTGCTTCTTCAAAATGCTCTGCCTTCTGCGAGAAATTGTTTATCTCTCCGAGAAGGGCTTGGTTCTGTAGCTGTTCTTGCTGCTGTTTCCAGCCCATCACCTCGCCGCGAACCGAATTT